GAACTGGTAGCCGAGAACCAGCGGAGCCGCAAAGCGGCTGAGGAAGCGGAACGCAGTTCGGCAGTGAGGGCAGAATTGCAGCGGCTGGGCGTATCGAAGATAGACCTGGCATTCAAGGCGGTGCAAGACGGGATTGTGCGCAACGAGGATGGCCGACTGGTGGCGCGGGGCGATGAGGGCGACGTTTCGGTGAAGGAGTACCTCACCACTTTCGTCAATGAGAACCCGGAGTTTCTGCCGGCGCGAATTCCGGGAGGGACAGGGATGACGGCCACCCACAAAGCCCCTGGCGGAGGTAGAGAAACAGTGACGCTCGAACAGATCCGGCCGGGCATGAGCGCGGAGGAGATGGAGCGGGTACGAGAGGAAATCGTACGCGTGGCATCGCAGACCCTTCGGGGGCTGTAGAGAAGTTCCGGCTATCGGAGCGGAAGCGAGTCGCAGTAGCCGGCAAGAAGAAAGGAACAAGGAGAAGAAATGGCAGCAATTACTTCAGCTAATGTCGCCAATGCGATTGTGAAGCTGGTGGCGGCGGACGCATTGCCGGTGCTGGTTGGGAACCTCATTATGGGGAACCTGGTGAATCGCGATTATGAGCCGGCTCTGGCACATGCCGGCGACACAATTAACGTGCCGATCCCCCCTGTGATGCAGGCAAACAACATTCTCGAGGGCGGGACGGTGCAAACGCAGAATCCGAATCTGGGAAATGCGCAGATCGTGCTGAACACGCACGCGGAAGCGACTTTCCAGATTCCGGATGTAACCAAAGTGCTGGCGGTGCCGGATCTGTTGAAGATCTACATGCAGCCGGCGGTGGCGGCGATCGCACAGAAGGTGGAAACCGATCTGCTGAACTTGTACGCCGGGTTTACGGCGAATATTCCGGTAGGCACGCCAGGGACGGCGATCACCGAGAGCGTGATCGACGCGGCAGAAACGGCGTTGTTCCTGGCAAAGGTGCCGCCGGCTTCGGAAAAGTACATGGTTGTGGACGCGGCCACTTATTCGGCGTGGAGGCAGATTCCACGATTCAGCGAGTTTCAGACCGCCGGCGACGCCGGGTTGAAGGCGCTGATCGACGGGACGGTCGGAAAGATCAAGGACTTTTTCGTGTTCCGGTCGCAATTTGTGCAGTACACGGGGAGCAGTACGGTGACGACGCACAATCTGGCATTTACACGGGATGCCCTCGGGCTGGTGATCCGGCGGCTGCCGCAACCGCTGCCGGGTACCGGGGCCATCGCCGAGTACGCCGAGTTGGGCAACTTCGGCATGCGGGTGGTGATGAGCTATCAGCCGGACACGCTGGCGCAGCAGTTCACGGTGGACATTCTGTACGGCTGCGGCATTCTGCGGAATTCGTCGGGCGTGCAGGTAAATACGTAAGAGGGTCAAAGCCGCAACGAAAGGAATGCTCAACGCGGAGACGCTGAGAAAAGCAAAGTCAAACTCAAAACCGGAGGACGCTGAGGTGGCGGAGGGCGCGGAGCGGTAAGGCTCCCGGGCCTCAGCGTCCTAGTAGGTTCGGTGCGCGAAATCGTCGCCTCGAGCGAAGATTATCGGCTATTAGTGTAGCGGATCGAGGAAGTTGAGGGATGGCGGACCGCTTGGTTGAAGAACATTGCAGGTCGAGCTTCATCGCCTTTGGTGGCCCGCGGGCCAAGGCCGGGCTGTCGCCCGGCAGGCAAGCTGAAGCATGCCCCACGTGGGATAAGCTTCAGCTTTGTCCAGGCGAGCCAGGCTCGCACGGCCATGATCACTCCCTCACGGTCGCGGCTCTGTAAGGGGATCCGCAACTTCCTCATCGTGAAGAGCGTAGTCAAGAGGAGAATCGAATGGATGTGAAGACGTATTACCAAAGAATCCGGGCGACGGAGGCGACGATAACCACTCCGTTCGCGGTGGTGAGCAGCCTGCCGACGGACGACGGCGGCAAGAAGGGCGTCCTGGTGGAGGTGCCGCGTCATCTGGCAGCAAAGATGATCGTGGAAGGGTCGGCGGAAATAGCGCCAGCCGACCAGGCGACGGCATTCCGCGAAGCGCAGGAAGCGGCGTGTAAGGCCGCGCAGGACGCCGCGGCGGCGACCAAATTAGAAGTCACGATGGTATCGTCCGACGAATTGAAGAAATTGACGGACGATATGAAGAAGTTGAAGGGCGGAGCCAGAACGGCCAAGGATTAGGAGACATATGGCTCTGTTTACGGACGGTCTTGTCTCAGGGTTAGAAGACCTGACGGCGCAGGACACACAATTATCGAATGTGGCAAACGTCGAGAATATCGACGTAACTCAGAAGCTGGCTTTGGCGCAGGAGGAACTGGCGCTCGAAATCACCACGCTGCTGAGCGGGTCGAGGCGCTCTGAGGAAGCATTCTGGCTCAATGCACGACCGACGATAGACAACGTGGTGGTGACACCGGCGCTGAAGCTCTGGCACACGTTCCGTACTTTAGAGATGGTGTACGGAGATGCGTACTCGAGTCAATTGAACGACCGGTACGCGGCGAAGCGGGACCAGTTTCACGAGCGGTCCCGATGGGCATACGAGCGGCTCCTGTTGATGGGAATCGGAATTGCGTGGTCTCCGGTTCCGCGCTCGAAACAGCCCCAGGTAGTAAGCGCCGGGGGCAGCTTGCCCAATGGGACTTACTATGTGTCGATGACTTTGGTCAATGGAAAAGCTGAAGAAGGCGCACCGTCGGTACCGGCAACGATTACAACGGCAGAAAGCACGCTGCTAGTAGAGCCAGCCGCGGCGCCAGTGTGCGCTACAGGCTGGAACGTGTATATCGGCAGCGATCCGGACGCGTTGTCACGGCAAAACGCATCGCCGATAGCAGTTTCGCAGACGTGGCTGCAGCCAAATACGATTGCGGGTACCGGTAGCGGGCCAGGCTGGGGGCAATCGCCTAACTGCCTGATGCCGATGCCACGCGTCATTCTGAGGGGCTAAATGACGACAACAATCGGGAGCCTGATTACGGGCCGAGTGATACAGCTTCTAACGGGTGCAAGCGGTGTCAATTCCTATTTGAGCGATGTCCTGCAAGACAACGGGCAACCGCTGATTCCGCTGAACAGTGCGCAGGTGCGGGCGCAGAACGTCGCACCGGACATTGCCGATCAGAGCAACACCATGCAGTTCCCGGCGGTGAATGTGTACTGCGAAAAGATTGTCAACAGCCTAACGGAGAAGTTCCGGACCTTTTCCGGGAATGTGCAAACGACGGTGGAATTACGGCATTCGCAGGATCGTCTGGATGGGCTACAGGATGCGCTGGAGAACTACGTAGATGCAATTCTGCAAGTACTGAATGCCAGCCGCGGAGATTGGGGCAACGGCATGTTCTACTGCGGGGAATACCAAGCGGCTTTCGGGGCCGTGAAGCACGGCGGTAAGAATTTTCAGCAGGTGGCAAAGATCACGTTCGAGATTGGAGTAAGCAGAAGCTAATATGACCTCCTATATTTCGTCCAACGCAAACCGGTTCTACACGGCGCTCGAAAGCGCGTACGGGCAGGTTCCGGCGATTACGGCAGCGAACCGCATTCCGGCGTTGAAGCTGACCGTCCGGCAGCAGCTCGAAGTGGCGGATCGCAAAGACAAGACGGGCAGCCGAACGTTTACGGGTGTTCCGCCGGGGGGCAGGCGACAGACCAGCTTCGAAGTGCGAACCCTGCTCACGAATTGGCAGCAAGGAACCAGTAATCCGAGTTACGGCCCGTTGTTCCAGGCAGCGATGGGCGGTACGCCGGCCTACTTCGCAGGCGGAACGGCCGCAAGCACAACGGGAAACGGGCGGCTGGCATTCGCCGCCCCACATGGGCTTTCGGCCGGCCAGGCAGTGAGCAGCGGGGGCGAGATCCGATTCGTGGCAACGGTCGTCGACGCAGAGACAGTTCAACTAAATGTTCCGTTCACGGCGCCGCCGGCGCCGGGCGCACCGGTGGGAGCGGCGGTCACATACGCACCGGCGACCGAGTTACCAAGCGTAGGGATCTTCGATTACTGGGACCCTTCGACGGCGGTGCAGCGATTGCTTTGTGGAGGCGCGGTCGACCAGATGGAGATCGATCTGAACGGAGACTATCACGAATTCCGGTTCAGCGGCCAAGCGCAGGATGTGGTGGACAGCGTCAGCTTTGCGAGCAGCATGAGCGCGGGACAGCTACAGACTTTTCCCGCCGAACCGGCTGTGGGCGCCTTCGACTATACGATTGTCCCCGGGAATCTGGGAGAGGCATGGTTAGGAACGGCACCGACACAGTTTTTCACCATCACGTCGGCATCGGTGGTGATGAAGAACGGATTGGATACCAGATTCAGAGAATTCGGGTCGAGCCATCCACAAGCGATATCGCCGGGGGAGCGGACTGTGACTGCGGCATTCGAGCTGTATAGCCAGAACGATCCGAATACGCAGGGACTGTATCAGGCCGCCCGCCAGCAAACGCTCATCAGCGCGATGTTCCAGTTGGGCGAATCGCAAGGACAGCTCGTCGGCGTGTATTTACCGAGCGTGATTCCGGTGGTTCCGGAATTCGACGACAGCAAAAATCGACTGCAATGGAAATTCCGATCGTCGCGGGCGCAGGGAACGGTAAACAACGAAATCGCGGTGGCGTTTGCTTAGGGAGGCTCAATTTCCATGATCTACGAGAGCGTGGCCACGGTGGAGTCGCGGGTAGCGAACGGCGTGACGTTCACCGTGGCGAAGATGTCGTTCGGAAGGCGGGCGGAACTGATGCGCCAAGTTCGCGAGCTGGCGCGAAGGATGGAATTCCTGGAGGCCGGCGAGGATCCAAGGCAGAAAATGGATGCGGCGCTGCTCAGAGTAGAGATCGAGCGGCTTTACGTAAAGTGGGGTCTGCTCGGGATCTCGGGCCTGGAAGTGGACGGTGTGGCTGCCACGCCGGATTCGCTCGCGGATATCGGACCGGAAGAGCTGTTTCGAGAGGCGGCGGCATTGGTCCGTTCGCAGGCAGGGCTCAGCACGGAAGAACGAAAAAACTGATTGTCGCCTTCCACTTTGGACACTCTAACCAGGCCGGTTGGAAGTGCGACGGTTGCCGGAGATCCGGCCTGGAGAGAAAGCGGCGGTGCGGATGGCTTCCCGCGGATACACTCGGGCCGACACACCTGGTGTGGGCGCGGAGGAATGTCACGCTAGACCAGTGCCCAAAACCCTATATCACAGCGGAAAGCCTAGCGCTGTTGGAGGAGTTTTTCCTCCGGCGGCGATTTCGGGCGTTCTCGGTTGGAGAATTGAGCGCCCGCCAGATAGATGCGTTCCTGATTTTGGAGAGAGAGCTCGCGGCGGAATTGGAAATCGCAACGCCCGGCGAGAGGAGCTGAAATGGCGACGTTTCCTCAGCTTAAGACTGGCGCGGTGGCACAGTATCCCGCCAGTAAATCGATTCGGTTTCAGAATCAAACGGTGCGATTCCTCGACGGAAGCGAGCAACGGTATCGCGATTCGGTGGGCGCGCTGCATCAATGGATAATCCAGCTAAGCGAGTTAGACGAAAGTGAGATGGCGGCGTTCGAGCAGTTTTTCGAAGATAACCAGGGCCGCCTCGGGAGCTTTGCATTCACGGACCCGTGGGATGGAACACAGTACCCGAATTGCAGCCTGGCTAGCGACGATTTGACGTTGGGCTCTGTGGCGGAAATGCGTGGAAAGACTTCGCTGACGGTGATCGAAAACCGAAACCTCTAATGCTCATTTACCCCCAACTGCCGACTGGCGCACTGGCTCAGTTTCCGGTCCAGAAACGGCGCCAGGTGCGGACTCTTGTCAACACAGCCGCGGACGGCACGGCTGTAAAACTCGCTGACCCAGGGGCGGGAACCGTAGAGTTGCAATTGAAGTACGCCGCACTGAGCGACTCCGAGTTGGGCGTATTGCTTCAGTTCTTCGCGGCGGCATCGGGCACGCTGAACAGCTTCACATTCGTCGATCCGACAGCCAACTTGTTGGCGTGGAGCAATGACTTGAGCAATGCAGTTTGGAACGCGGCGTCGTTTCTTTCACTCGCTGGAGCCAATGCCGATCCAACGGGCGGAAACAACGCGTGGCAAGTGACGAATTCCGGTGCGGCGCCACAAGACCTGTCGCAAACTCTGACCGCGCCTGGCGGGTGTGTGTACTGCCTGAGCGTGTACGCAAAGGCCTCCGCACCGGTCACACTCACGTTGTTACTCGGAAGCAACCGCTACGATCAGAATCTCAGTACTGACTGGCAGCGGTTTGTCTGCACCGGCACAGGGGATCCGATTGCCTCATCGATGGCGTTCGGAATCGAGTTGGGGCCAGGCGCGGTAGCCGATGTATTTGGCTTGCAAGTTGAACCGCAGGACAGCCCATCGCTGTATAAACCCAGCACGACAGGCGGGTGCTACGAAAACGCTCGTCTGCGCGACGACATATTTTCCTTCACGACTACGGACGTAAATCGCCATTCGGCGACCGTCAATATCCTTTATGCAAACAATCTCTGATCTGAAGGAACAGAGCGTCACCGACACTCCGTTGATCGTGTTCAACTGCGTCCTCTCAAACGGGCAAGCGGAATACTGGTGCACCCACACGGTGACCGCGGAAGGAAACACGTACACTGCGCGCGTGATCCAGCATAGCGCTTTCGATATTCAAACGGCGTCGGACCAAGGGATCGATGGAAGCCCGCAAATCTCGATTGTCCTCGCGAATGCCGATTCATACTTCTCGGAAATCGAGCGGTCCGTCGGATGGAAGGGCGCGCACCTCACGGTGGGCGTGCTCTTTTACGATCTGCCCAACAATGCGGCTCTCACCGATATCACAGTGGTCTTTCAGGGAATATGCAATCCGCCCGATCGAAGCGACGAATCCACCTTTCGATTAACGGTCCTGAATCGCATGAGCCTGCAGAGGGTGTTTCTACCCGAGGTGCAGATTGAACGACGGTGCCCCTGGCAGTTTCCGGCGACGCCGGCACAGCAAACGGAGGCCGTGGACGGCGGTATCAATGGCAAATACTCCTTGTATTACCGCTGCGGTTACTCGGCTGGCCTTCCGGGTGGAATCGGGAACTTAAACGGCACAGCACCTTACACGGCCTGCGGCTATACGCGTACCGACTGCCAGGCACGGGGCATGTTCACGCGCTTCGGCGGGCTGGAATTCATTCCACCGGCAATCAGCGTCCGGAGCTACGGCAAGGGCTGGTCGACTTCGGCGGTCTCGATTAACCAGGCTCTCTATAACGATTACGTTCCCATGATTTACGGCACGGTTTGGCAGCAGCCGATCATAACGTTTGCACGGAACGACGGCAACCTGACCCGGATGGAAGTACTGCTGGGAATCGGCCAAATTCAGGGCGTGCTGACGGTGTTGGTGAATGACGTGGAGATACCGATCGGGGTGAGCGGTACCAATATGACCGGCACCGGTTGGTACAACATAGAGACGCTCGGGACAAGAGACGGCGCATTGGATCCTAATTTCACGGACTCCACCGGGGCACCGGCGGGCGATCCATACGGGAGCATGGCGTATCTATCGGTGGTAGTTCCGAACCAGCTGAACAACGGAACATCTTTTCCGAGCGTCGAAGTCTTGGTACAGGGGCTCCTGGTGCCGGTCTATGCAGCGGACGGAACCTACATCAGCGATCAGTTCTCGAGCAATCCTGCCTGGATTCTTCTTGATGTTCTGCGAAGAAGCGGATGGTCGGCGGCAGAGATCGACGTTGCCAGCTTTGCGGCTGCGGCGGCATACTGCGACGAAGAGATCGCGGCCACCGATAGCAACGGCAACCCAATCACACTGCCACGCTTTCAATGTAATCTGCTCTTGCAGAACAAGCGAAGCGCCGGAGACGTGGTGCGAGGAATTCGCAATTGCTCGCGGATGTACCTCACTTACGGACAGAGCGGTGCTCTCCAGGCGAAGATCGAGAATACGATTGCACTGGAAAGTCCGGCTCAACCGGGATGGTCGAACAGTACCGAAGTGCTGAATGGCGGCTGGCCGAGTTATGAATTCGGCGATGGCAGCAACGGCTCCTCGGGAATCATGCGCAAGGCGAATGGGGCATCGAGCGTGGTAGTGACAGCCCGCAGTATCGCCGATACGCCGAACTGTATGTCGGTAGAGTTTCAGGACTCGTTAAATGGGTATCAGCAAGATAGCTATGAAATGGTGGACCCGGACGATATCGCGCTAACGGGACAGACAACGTCGGCGACCTTGATGGCGCTGGGCCTGCCGCAGTTCGATCAAGCATCGCGGATTCTCAAATTCAATCTCGACAAGTCAATCCTCGGAAATACCTATATAGCGTTTCAAACGAGCATCAAGACGTTCGGAGTTTCGCCGGGGGATCTGATCACCATCACCTACCTCAAAGAAGGCTTTCTGCGCCAGCCTTTTCGAGTCCTAAAGATATCGCCGGCGACCAATTATAGAACTGCGACGATCACGGCGCAGCTGCACGACGATGCATGGTACGCAGACACTAACGGTCAAGCGACGTCCGCCGCAGGACAGGCCGCTGCGAACAATTCGGGCGTGGGACTACCGAATCCGTTACTAGGCAGCGTGGTCGACAGCAACGGAAATGTTCAATTCGGCATCGTCGAGACGGCCGCCACAAACAGCGACGGCACGGTGGAAGCCAGCGTGATCGTGAGCTTCATCGCGCCGGCCACGGCCGTGAGTACCGGCCCGGGCGTTCCGCTGGTGAGCTTGTCGGCGACGATCGGTTCCGGTGGGTCGCTCACCGGCGATCAAGTGCTTTACTACGCTGTATCGGCGGTGGACGCCGCAGGAAACGAGAGCGCCTTGTCGTTCGTGGTCACGGCGGTCATCAGTGCAGATGGTAGCAGCGTGACACTCGCGGGTTTGAGCTTCACAGCAGGTACAACGGCGTTCAACGTATACAGAGGAAGTTCGCCCGCGAACCTGTTGCGAGTTGCCTCGGGGCAGTCAATCGCCACGACTTTCGCGGACGGGGGACTGACCGATCAATTGATTCCTCCGCCCGACCCGGATTTCGATCACGCGAATTTCTACTGGCGATCGGAGTTGCAGCCGGAGGTCGCCGTAACGACTCATTCCCCGACGATGATCGGGAATGCAACTTTGCAGATGGCGGTCAACGGCTACGTGGGCATGACCGTCCGGATCACACGCGGCACGGGCGCGGGCCAGGAACGCGGTGTAATAGCCAACGACGCAACGGCGATAACTGTCCCGAAGTGGGACGTGGAACCGGACGCGACCAGTTTCTTCACGGTGGCGGAGGCAGCATGGCACTTCGCCGCGGTCGCGGAGAACAGCCCCATACAATTCACGATTCCGAATCGGACGGGCGAGGTGGTGGAAATTACTGGCCGCGCGGCGAACGTCAATAATCTTGAGTGCTCGCCGCAGCTCTCGATTGTGACACGATGGACGATTGGCGGGTCGGGGAGCGCGGACACCCAGGTACCGCCCCCGCCATATTTTGGCCTGGGGCAGGACCTGCAAGGAGGATCGGTCGTACTAAGCGGCGTGTCGTTCATGGATCTAACGAATACTGAGGGTATATCGTCTGGGACGCTGACTCTTTACTACTGGAACGAGCTGCTGGGGACGCCATCGACAGTACTCGCAAGCGATCTCGGGGCGGCCGATCAAGTGCTGACACTAAACGTCGCGGGCTCCGCACAGGCCGGGACACAGCTGCAGATCGACGGCGAGATCCTTTGTGTAACGGGAAGCAACGGCGCCCAGTATAGTGTCACGCGGGCGGTTGACGGTAGTAGCGCGGCAGCACACACGACTGGAATCGCAGTCTATCAGCTAACCAGCCAGACGACTATCGTGCCGTTTCCCTCCGGCTTTTTCGGTAGCCCTTATGGCGGAAGTTGGAACTACCCGATCCTGCTGCCAGATGTTCGCATAGGAAGCGCGGAATTGTTCGTCACGAACGCGCTCGGAAACAGCCCCACTACCGGCATATGCATGACTCACAACCAAGATAACGGTTTGCGGACGCTGTCCGGGGGACAGTACTCCATCCAGGTGGACGGGTTCCTGGCTGTCGACCAATGTGTAGCTCCGGCCATCGTCGTAGAGACCGCTCGGTCCGTACGCGATGTATTCGCGATTTTGGGAACCGCGGCCGATGCCAACGTGCAGGTGCAGGTCAACGTCAACGGCGCTCCCTACTGCGCGGTAACATTCGCGCCCGGAGCAATCGCCTCGAACAGCATACTTGGGAGCACTTTACCGCCCCTTCAAGCGATGTCGCAGATAACAGTCGCGGTGCTGTCAGTAGGGCAGACAAGTCCTGGGGCGGATTTAACAGTGGTCATCCGACTTTAATGAGCGAACAACTCACCAAACTCCGGCCAGATAGGGATCTGCAGTGCTATTTCAACGAGCCGTCGGCGATAGCGGCGCTCAACCAGACGAGCCCAAGCGGGTTCACGGTATCGGGCTGTTGGAGGGATCCATTCGATTGGGTGGTGCTGGAATGGAATCGCGACAACGTATTCGAACACCCCCTGCTTCGCAACTTACCCGATGGCAATTTGAGCGGAATCGAGCTGAGTTACCAGGAAGTTCGCAGCAACTGCATTCCGATGGACTCTACCCTCTATCCGACCGTGGAATGGCCATATCTGCGAATCTGGTCGAATAACGAGGGCGTTGAAACGCTTTACGATGTGCCGCTGGACGTATCGATCCTGGGCTACGCGACTCCAATCGGCGAGTTCACTTCAGCCAACGCGGTGTTTCAACTAGGCGGACTGCCGACGCAGGGAGACTACATCGTATTGGCGTGGCTGGATCAGCAGTTTAACTATCGCCTCACATCGAACGACACGCTGGAGACCGCGGTAGCCGCTCTGGCAGCGGCAATTAACCAGACTGGCGACGGCACAGTGAGCACATCCGCCAGTGGGACCCAGATCACTCTTACTTACTCCGCAAGCAACGGTGCTAACGCAAATCGAGTCGGCGTTTACGCGACGGTATCAGGCGCAAATACGGAAACCTGGTCACCCGGATGTGTAAACTTCAGCGGTGGGACATCGCCGCAGCAGTGGCAAGTGAAGCTGAATTTCGGTGCACTCCAGGGCTTTGTCGACCCGGATCGTTCGACGCTTGTTCCTGTACCCACATCGAACGTGAGAAAGATGCGCTGGACGTGGGCGGCTGATTTGCAGACCGAAGACTTCCAACGGAGTGAGTTTTCGGTCATCGTGACAAATTGGTCGGTGGTAGGAGAAAATCTGGAATATCAAGTGGCTGGACCCGGAAGTCTCCGGCTTGAGGACAGCGCCAGCGCGCTGACTTATTCGGACGGAGGGTGGAGCAGCGAGATCGGGAACTTCTCCGGGGGATCGATTCACTGGACGGCTACGGCTGGGGCCTTCCTTCAGTGTACCTACAACTCGACCGTCGACTACACCCTGTACCTCGGAACGCGATATTTGACGTCCGGAGGACAGGTTTCCGTTCAGGTGGATGCTGGCGCGCCGATTTCGCTGAGCTTGGCGTTGCCCGGTGAGGATGTCCTGGTTCGAGTTTCTATCGGAATGTTTTCGGGAGGTGCGGCGCACACCGTCACGATCACTAATAATGGGGCGGCTGGAACTTATTTCTATTTTGATTTCCTAGAGATTGCCGTTCCAACTTACGGTCTTCCAGATATTCCGACTTTTGCCACGACGACGCTGGCGACGGATTGGGATACAAACCACTCAATTGCTCTGGCGCCGGAACGTACCGCATGGCTCATTCAGAAGCTCGGATTTCGGGGCAGGGCAAATCACTATGCCGGCGCCCTTTGGTTCTACGAGCTCTGCAGGCCCGGAATGCAGTTCGCTTCGGCAACGATATCCTTCGCTGGCAATCCGGAATTCGGGCAAATTTCGAGCGTCAACCTCGCAGGAACCTTGATACAACACGTTAACCTGATCAGCGACACTGCCGAAACGATCGCGCTCAGTTTTGCACTGCTAATCAACGCCGGTTCGAATAGCGTGCGCGCAGAGGCTGACGGCGGACTGCTAACGATTACGGCTCGTAGTTTGGGCGCCGCTGGGAATGGCCTCACGATTTCCGCGATCACCAACAATTCGGGGGCGAACAGCACACCGCTCACGGCACAAGCCAGCGGCACGGCGCTCGCGGGCGGAATCGACGGTACGTGCGCCGACCCCAATGGAAGTTATTGGCGCACGGACCTGGCAGCCACGCCTCCCATTAATCGTGCAGCGCGCGATTGGAGCGTCGCTTTCTTTACGGCACTGAAGGGATATGGTATTCAGTCTACCGCCTCTTTCAGCATGGAATTGCAAAATGGCGACGATAGTGTGGTTACAGGTATCGCGCAGCGGTACCCGAATGGAGACCCGGCTTGGCTCACGACGCCGTCACTGCAGACGAATTTCGGGCCCGAGAGCACAGCGTTTTGGCAGCAAGTCTATTGCGAGATGGCTGGCTTGATGACGCAGGCTGGCGTGGGGCCGTATTTGCAGTTCGGCGAGGTTCAGTGGTGGTACTTTCCGGGTCCAACGGCCACCATAGCGACGGAACCGGGCATGCCGTTCTACGACGCGTATACAACCGCGACGTTCCAAGCTATTTATGGGCAGCCGATGACTGTCATACGGAACCAGTATGCCGACCCCAGCCAACTGCCACAAGAGTGCGTATTCCTCCCAGGGCTGATCGGGACCTTTACAAAAGCGATTCGGGAGTTTGTATGCGCGTCCTTCCCCGGCGCTCAGTTCGAAGTCCTATATCCGCCCGATGTCAACGATACCGCGCTAAATCAAGTGATCAACCTTCCGCTGAATGATTGGACTCCCGCGAATTTGTCCTGCTTAAAGACAGAGAATTTTACATATACAGCGGAGCGAAATCTGGATCTAATAAGGCAATCGATTCAATTGCCCGCACAACTCGGCTTTTCACCCTCCCAAAGCAGTCACCTGGTGGGGATCTCCGATTACACAACTCCATGGCAAAAGGAGCAGCAAATTGCCACAGGCGCGAAGTTGGAGTCGGTAGTCCTATTTGCATTGGATCAGTTTTGCCTGATTGGGTACAGTCTGCCGTTACCGCGTAGCAGTCGATGGGCTCGCTTGTTGGGCGCGTAA